TTAGTTGTTGTTTGTAAATTCCTCTGCTTCTTGGAGTGTGTTGACGGCTCTTACAATCTCACCATTTTCCCAAATTAAATATCCTCTCGTTGGGCCGTTTGTTATCCTATATCCGTTGCTCTCATACCTTTCTTGGTAATAATGATTTGGGGTTACTTCCAACTTTATCATCCTTCTTCCTCCCTTTCCCCCGGCCCCCTGTGTGGCCTGTCGGGCTTGTCTCCTGCGGTATAAGCAGCGGGGCAAAGCCCGCTACTCGTAAGCTATTTCATAGGCCCGCTGAACCGTGCTGGCCAACGCACGGCTCCACCTTGTGCTACCTTTGGGGTATCCGGCCGGACTGGTGATAGTGGCCGCGTATACTTCGCGGCTCCCCTGGTACCTCCAGGGCCTGGCGTAGACGTTTATTATATATCCGTTTGCTTCCATTGTGTTTATTTTTTTTGCACTCCTTTTGTTTTCCTTCATTTGATCTTCCTCCTTTTCTCTATTACTAATATCATTATAATACATGTATTTGCTCTTTGTCAACACAAAATGTATCGACAAGTTTCGACAAAAGAATAAGCAAAAAAATTTTTGGCCGCTTCGCGGCCAATATAAAAGCAATGAGTTAGCCTGGCCTCCCTACGGTCTGGCCAGGCTAACTCATTAACTCCATTACTACTTATCTTGCGACACGTTTTGCACCACGAAGAATCCGGAACCCTACACCGGCTACAAGCCCGACTACTAAAATGTTTAGCGGGAATTCACCTAATAGCCCCAGCAGATCGCCGCAAAAACCTATTACAGCCGTCAAATCAGTAGCTAACGTTGCCATAACACCATACACCTCCAATCTTGACACATTCTATCGTGTCATATTAATTAGGCCGGACAACAGCTCGACCACTACATATATGGCTAGGCCCATGCAGACCAATACCACCTGACACCTGAAAACATATTCTAACACTTCCCATCCTTCAGGAACCACACCGACTAAAGCCACCAACGCTTCCACAGCTTCACCCCCCATGAAAATAGCCACATACCGAGAAATAAAACGAGAATAACCAAAATCATAAACTCAATTTCTGTTTGCATGACAAGTTGATCCAAACTCTTATCGTAATATTCCGGTGGCACGCTAGTATTTTCAACAATCCCATATACATGTTCAGTAATGGTCTCCTGACCATCAATAATAACCTGCTGATTCTCCAGAGATTGAATTTGATAATCATCCACTAATACTCATTCCCTTCTTCCTCTGACTGTCTCTCCAAAATACGATTAACAAACTGCATTAATATCCGGCCGACTACCGCAAATATAAAAATAGTCATAAAACTAATCCGGTACTCACCGATCGGCACGGCCAACCCCATAAACTCACTACCAACATTCCAAATAACGCTAGAAATTTCACTAACCGTCACACCATCACCTACTTACAACACGCAGAATGACTGCCATAATCAGTCCTAACAGAATTATGGCCGAAAACTGCGGGGGCATAAACGAAAAGAAACTGCGAAAAACCACGCCAAGCTGGGACAATCCGCCCATAAATGAACGCAACATAACCAGCATTTGATTCATGGAATAAACCAAGGAATCCGACAAATATTTAATATAGTCAAATATGGTGGCATCCTCTCCAGGTGGCTGTGGCACACCACCCCATGATTCCTCGTCTGGTGATGGCCACCACCCTTCACCGGTATTGTCATCGTAACCATCGCCATCTTCATCAACAAAACCAGTACGTATCACCGTCAACGTATCACTATAAACACCACCATAATTCGCACTAACACTCAACAAGTTTTCGCCCATCTCAACCCCAACATGATAATTGAACTCACCATATATATAACCATCCTTCACCCAGGTCTTACCACTCTCTTTCACCCAATTGCCACCAGTAAAAGACAATGCCGGTGTTTGTCCCTCAATATGCGGTAAAGCATAATTAAACCAAACACTGGCATAATTTTTATTCGTTTTATATGGATCAGCTGCCGGAATAAAAATAATCAACTTACCTTTTATAAAGTCCTCATACTTTTCCTCTTCGGTAGGTGGAAAAGTCATTGAACCTTCATAACAATGCACAATGGTAGTTAAATAAGACTCATTCCAATGTGTACCAGTCCACAATCTTTCCTTTACTTTTCCATAAACAACTCCCCCACTTTGAATAACTTCAAATACATAAAAATAACTCTTATTATACGCCTCACTTGTAATCTCATGATTAGTACCAGCATGAATAACCCCATTTTTAAGAACCTGTACATGTAATTTTCCAGTTTCAGTATTAGTAACATAAACTATTCTAAAATCATCACCATTCTGATTTATAAACTGGGTGAATTTTTCGCCACTATAGTATAATTGCCAAACATCATACTGACCAACATCAGCGAAAGCAGGTGGACAACAAACGAAGCCGAAAACCAACAGAATTATTACGCCTAAAAAACACCTAACTGCTTTCAACCTCATCCTGCCACCTCCTTAACACTATAGCCTCACGCTGTAGCTCAACAAACTTATAATAACTATCAAATTGACGGAAAATTGACTGCCTGGCCCTTTTCCGAATCACCTTTATTCGGTTACGCCCGGCAGCCAAATCCTCAACAGTTGTATAAAAAGAATATCTAAACCACAATGCCTTTGATTGACCGTCTTTACTTCTAATAAACGGAACAAATGTGGCACTAGACCAAACCCAAAAACTGACTATATCTCGAATATTTACATCTAACGTAGTGGGCATTTGCGATACCAGAATCATATCTAGCTTGAAATGCCGGTGGTGCATAAAAAACAAGAACGCTTCTTTAGGCATCTTTGCCCAATCACGATTTCTAAACCATGTGTTAGCTTCATCGATCCCCAAAAGTGACCCTTCAGGAAACGACTTAGATATAAGATCGTCAAATTCCAAGACATATGCACCGGGAAATGGGTAATTGGTGAACACCGGCCGGCCTTCTTTGACCGCATCTGCAATCGCACAGCTTAAAAAATACGACTTACCTCCCCCTGGGAGACCACAAACGCCATAAATCATTTTATTTATCCTTACTCACGGACACCAGACTAAATCGAGTACCTCTTTGACCCGATGACCACGCCATTTCAACCACCACAGGTTGCATCAAACTTAACCCATTTACATTCACAGACTCACCAACGAAGAACTCCCCAAACTCTCCACTTTCTGGATCAACTAACCTAATTAAAATAAAAATTTTACCATCTTTAGTCTTAACTTCTTTCCTCCCAGCAAACAACGCCTTTCCTACTAACATCTTTCATACCTCTTTTCTTTTCAAAAATTTTTATATAACTATTCTACAAGAAATAAAAATCACCTTCTTTTTTTCCTGTTTTTTTTCGCTTTTAGGTGTATCATATTTATACGATATACTTATCTATATCTTCTTTATCAATCCATTTAACTTTTACGTAGTCATTTTCAAAGTCCCATGATTTGGGGGGGGTCTGCAACCTTCCCTCTTTTATTTTTTCTGCACGCTTCAATCCTTTGGAACAGTAATAAAGATTATTTCCCAGTTCTATATTTGTTTTTGCCATTTCTTTGGTTATGTACTTAGTTACATACGCAGCTACAGCTTCTTTATTCTGGATTTCACCAACAGAACAATAACCGAATGTTTCTGAATATGCATGATAATTGCGATATTTAGAACTAATATTGGAAGGCACTTGTGGCCCGAATTCTGTCAGCATTTCCGAAATTATACCATTAAATAGGCCGTGAAAATGCCAAGCACCATCCATGTGTTGTTCTGGAATTATCAAATACTTGAGATCTGGTGCCGGAACCCTTACTCTTTGATTTTTTATAAATGAATTAAGTTTTTTACGAAACCCAGGCAGATCATATCGATCATGTTTGCGAGCATCAATCGTACCAGTCATGAAATGTGACCACTCATTGCATATAGCAATTTCATATATTCTAGATTTAGCCCGGGCAATATTATTTTCCAACTTGCAAGTCCCTTTTATTTTTCTGCCATGCTTACGTTCAAACATTTCCCATTCGTCCAACACTTCTTCATATCCTGGAACTCTTTTACTTTCCAGAAATACCAACTTGTATCGGTCACCATATCGCTTTACCATGCATACCTCATGCTTATATATGGCTGCATGGCACGTTCTGATATTATCACCTCCCTTGAGCCAAATGTGATACTAAGTCAAGTAAGAGAAACGTTCCTTCACATAGGAATACACAATAAACCAATATTCTCTATCTGTCTCCGAAATCGGTTCTACTTCTTGCAACCGCAACCAAACATAAACATCCATCCTAGCACCTCCTTTCGTTTGGGGCTACCTTTTTTATTTTTATGGGACGCTGGCGCGAACGCATCCGCTATCGGTTAGGGCTTTCACCGCTAAAAACCTTCGTAAGACCGAGCCCTACATCACGCCACCTTTTTCCTGCACTCCCTGTCTTTTCATCCATGTATA